GTCCCACAGCTCATCAAGTGTGATGGTTTGCAGGGTCTTGCCCTTGGGCGGTGTCTGATCTTTTGCCTCTTGTCTATAGGCTACTGCAAGCATTCTAAACGCATCTGCGGGGTGTGAGCACCAATCATGGCGAGGAGTTTGACGAAAAGTTTTCTTATCTTCATCATATTCCCGCTGATATTGTCTTAACGCCTCCAGCCCCTCATCGCATCGGTAGTCAAAATAACAGTTTGGCAAGATCATCCGCACCGCTTGGATGCCGTCTTGGATGCCAATCTCAGGCACGATGGCTAACTTGCTCATGCCGCCAAGGTGTGCTGCCAATTGCTCAACAATGGACTTACCCCCCGAGGCCAAGGTTTTAGCCCTTGCATCATGCGGTAGGTAATGGCGGGTGTATCGATAGCCCTTGGCGTTGACCGCATTGGCTATTTCCTCAATGCTTGCCCCCGACACGGCGTAATAGTCCATTACCCTGACCTCGCCCCTAACTACCTGATACCACCAAATGGCGGTGTCGTCCCGATAACCTAAGTCCCACGCAGTGTAAACAGGTGACTCAGGCTCAAAGGGTAGCTCTCTAATCCTGCCCTCATCTTGAGCCAATCGCATCTCTTGCCCATAGAACGCCCCAAGAATAGCCGCATCAAAGCTGCATTCATATTCTTGGTCAAACTGATCTTGGCTTAACTGTGACCGTGCCGCCTGCAATTCCGAGTCAGGTAACAGGTTAGAAACCGAGGCGGGTAGCCTTAACAGAAACCAATCCGGCACTGCCTGGCTAACCTTGTAAATATCGTGAAATTGGTTTTTGCCCTTTGGCGTACCACCAAACACCGCCCAACCCATAGTGCTAGACAAAGTTGGCCTCACCACATTACCCCATACGCTAGGCTTAAAGTCGCCATATTCATCAAGGTAAACGCCTGCAAATCCCATACCACGCATAGCATCAGCGTTATCTGAGCCAAACAGCATTATCTTTGCGCCGTTCACCAGCTCTACCGATAAGTCAGATTCGTTTGTGGCTTTTGTCACAGGCGCAGCGTAATACTTGAGGTAATCCCATGCCACCCGCTTGGCTTGGCTTCTAAATGGTGCAATGTAAGCGTATTGGGCTGATCGATTGCCCTCAGTGATTGCTCGCTTAATCAGGTCATTGATAGCCGCTACGGTCTTTCCAGCTCTACGGTGGGCAACCAAACAAGACCAGCGCTCAGTCCTGTTATGAAATGGCATAAATGCCGCCCTTGGGGAATAGGGCAGGATTACTTCACGCCGCCCCATGTCACCACCATTTCTACCGGCCCCTCATCCTTGCCAGTGATTTCTGTTCTAGCTAACTTGGGCACATGGTACTCAACCACGCTTTGGAATAGCTCAAAGGCTTTGGCGGGGTTAGGTTTGATGTCATGCTCGGGAACGCCCATAGCGACCTCATCAAGCCACTGTGCAAGTCGGTGGGCATTACCATCCACAAACATTGCTATGGCCTCTCTAGCCTGCGCTGTGACCTTATTAGGCGTACCTACAATGCGACCACCCGCTTTCTTTCTAGTTTTAACTACTTTAGTTTCAGTATTCATAATAAAGTATTATTTAGACTTTGTTTGGTAATTAGGCATCGACCACCTCTTTCATTTTGATGAGTCCATTCATCATACGGCTTTTAGTGTTAAACCATTGCTTACTGAAATCGCAATCTTTGTAATGGTCAAACTCAGGAATGCCCAACGTGTAATGCGCTATCTTGGCGTTCTTGTTTTCTTGTTCGCCAACCAATACGTTCCACTCTTTCGGTAAGTCACCGATAAGTGAATCAGGTAACCAACCGAATCGGTGAAGCTCTGCACCTGTGTGGTCATCTACAAAGTCGGGCGTTAGCACTTTGTTTCTTGGGTGATCGCAATTCCAAAGTATTAAACTTGACCAATTCTTTCGGGGATAGTCCCGATTCGCCGATTCCATTGGTGTGCCAATGTATTTCTTTGGGTGCTTAGTCTGATACTCATGCTTAACAACTTGCACCGCCTTGGTTGGGTCAAATAGTTTGCTCAAGTTGTCTATGTTTGCCAACATCAGCATATCGCTGGCATCCAAGAATATTGCCCTACCTGTAAAGTTTGTAAAGTAGGGGACTAAAAACCGCTGATAAGTAAATGCGTTAGTGCCGTCCCGCTGTGTACCAAATAGCGGTGTTATGGCTACTGGCTCGCTGGTGCGCTCAATCAGGCTTTGGCAAAACACATGGTAGCCAACAGCCTCCCTTGGGTCGTAGCCAGCAAATATCCTGATCATTGCAAAGTTAGCCTGTATAGGGTTGAATCAATTAGCGCAGCAATCTCATCCACAATGTTTTGCAGCTCGGTGTCGTCAGGCAAAGCCTTGCGGTTTTTATAAACGTAATCCTTGATGCTGGTTAAATACTTAACAGGGTCTTTAGCATTATGGAAATTCTCAGGGAAATCCTTAATCTTTTCATAAGCGCCTGAATAAGTCTCGGCGTAACTATCAGCTAACTCAACAATTTCGGGGTAATACTTACCCAAAGCCTTATGCACAGCATACGAATCAGTCGCTAAGTGCATGAAGTGCGTTACCGTAGAACTGTGAAACAGCGTAGAAATAAAGTCGGCAACATTTTTTTTCATATTTACCCTAAAAAAAGCAGGGGTCAAAGCCCCTGCAAAGGAGTCAACTGCACATCTATTGTAAACGTAGGAATGGGTACGTCAACAGGCCAATTGCCTTGTATGTACAGTTTTTTTATCGTTGCCATATGCGCCTGCTGCCACATTTCTTGTCGTTCTTCTCGGCTTAACTCTTTGCCTTGGTCAATCTCATAATGGCATTTCAGACACAAAGCCGCTACTAAATTGTCGTCAGCTTTGACCCCTCGACCTTTACCGCCACCCCAGTTTGTGTGTGCTGCCTGCACCATATTGCCCGACCCGCAGGCTTGGCAGTCAAGTCCCGCCACCAGCTTTAACAGCTTTTTGCTTCTTATGTATTCGTGTTTTTGGTACAACGATGGTCTCCAGTGTGGTAAATCTGTGTTCATTGGCGCACTCTAACCGCCGTCTGCGTGTGTTTCCTGTGGAAGTTCTAGTTTCTTTAACTATTGTCCAAGTCCCGCATTCGGGACATTTCATTTTTTCAACCAATATGACCAAATACTGCCGCCAAATACTTTGGCACAAAACTGAAAAGCAACAATTTCGGGCATAAATCCACCAAAAGCAATGGTCGGAAATGTTATGGAATCTACCGCAGCGCCAGCTACATTAGACCCATTTGACCGAATCATCCAAGGTTTTTCACGCAAAAAATGATAAGCAATTGTGTCGGCAATCATGGCAAGGGCAAATGCCACAAACGATGCCAAAGCAATTACCCCTGATGCTGGGTTAAGCAAATAGGAAATAACACTTGCTACCGCAATCAATCCACCCATTTTTAAAATGAATTTGTCGTTTTGCCATTGCTCATGCAATTTATCCCGCAAAGACAAATCTAGTCCTATTAGCACAAATGCGTTAATTGCACTAAACCAAGGGCCAAGCCATGCAACCAGCAAATTAGCCAAAACAAGTGCGGCAATATAAATTCCTGAGTAAATCAAATCAAAATCTCCTGTAAAGGGTTGGTTTGCCAAAAAGTTGGCGGGTTGGTTGAATCAATGCGTTTTGCCATACACCCAGCACATTGCAAATTTTCCGCATGATGTAAAGCTACATTTGTAGAATCGGCGCTTGCCAAAGGCCAAGGGCCGCTTGACTGCCCTAACATTCTCATCCCATGCACCCAAGGAATTTGCCGACCATAGGCTTTTACAAGGGCATTAAACGCTTCATCCATACGCCCACACCATTTAGATGTGCCAATCTGCCAATATTCTCCCGCTGACCCAAAGCACACCCGCCCCCATTGATCGCAAAGCTCAATTAAGTAGCTGATTGGCAACCCCAAATGCCATACAGGTATTCCCAATTCTTTACGAAAAGGCCATGTTTTGGTCATTTCTTGCTGTTGCTTAACAGTTCCATCAATTACATCAGGTACAACCGCCCAATGTGGATGCGCCAGCAATGGCTCAACCCACTCATAAAATCCAGTTAAATTGAATTCCAATCCCCTTGTTTTGGTGCTAAATGCTCCGTTGTCTAACATTAAAGATTGACCTAAACGTAAACAGCGTTTTAAATCTTGAGGGCAAGCAAAAGAAATACAAAAGTTTTTTCCCCCCATTGTTTCAATTGCTTTCATTGGCGTAATTGGAGTACCGTGATAATGAATCATTGGTGCGCCTTGTCCTGCATCCGGTTAGTGGCCTCGCGGGTGCGCCAAATTTCTATGTCAAGCCTAGCCGCTTCAATCTCCCACTTAAGCGTTTCTTCTTTTTCAATTGCCGCAGCCAAACCTTTTAAAAGTTTGTTGTAAACAGGGTCGGCATAGGCTTCACGTTCTTGTGCGTTTGCCGCCTCAAAGCCCATTTCTAAGGCATCACGCATAAGTAATGCTTTTTGGCTTTTGCGAAATTCCTCAAGGTAAACCCTTTGGGCTTTAGCTTCGCCGTAAGCTGGTGCTTTGTCTCTTATAGCTTGCGCCGCTTCTTCGGGTTTCACTTTAATCTCCACAAAAGCAAGAAATTGCTTCTTCGTTTAAATCAAACATATCAGTTTGTTCCGCTGCGTATTTATGCATTTGGGCGTAACTTGGGCGATCAATGGCAAAAAATTTTCCATCACCATGGCATCTTGTAGCAGCTTGTTCTTCTTGTTTTATCCACCAAAGCGCCCTTTCAGGCTTTTCTTGAATTAAGCTCAAAATTTGAGATTTAGGCTTCAACATACACAAATCACAGTTTCCATGCATGGTTTTGCCATTCATATTTGGTAAACCAAGATCAAAAGTTTGGTTTGCCCAAAAATCACCTACTTCTTTTGATGAAACATTGTCAGGAACAAGCGGCATAAAAATCGTTTCATGTTTGTTTTCAGGATGTGGATTGGCGCGAAATTTAGCCACTCGCCTTGGTTCATCGGCCCTAATACCAATAAAAGAATCCCAATCTTCCCACCCAAGTGACTTTAAATGTCGGTGCATGGTTCTTGTTTTCATTTGGCTTGAACAATATCTAGCTCTGCCATTTGGCAAAGCAGGCTCAAACCATTTGATTACCGCTTCAAAAGGTTCGCCATTTCTACTAGCGGTTTGGTAATTAACAACTTTTGAAATTTTTAAATCATTCACTACAGCAAACTCTAGCCATGTAATTTCAACATTCCAATGCATTGAACAATCATTTACAAATTTCAAAGTCGATTCTTCTTCTTTGCCTGTGTTACAAAATATAACTTTTGCCTTGTTAGGTAATTGCCACCCCCCAGCCTCTAATACTTTATATAACATATAAGCAGAAGTACGACCACCGCTAAAACTGATGCACGTTGGCCCATTTATTTTGTAAGGTTTCATTTTAATACTCCAATCATGCGTAGAGCCGCGTCAGGGCTGTCAATCCTTGCCAATGTACTCCCGCCCCAATTTTCAAAAAAGTCTTGCTGTAGGGCTGTTAAACGCTGTTTAGCGTCTGTTTTGATTTCTACCAAGAATGTGTGACCCTTGTAGCCAACCAGCAAGTCAACCGGTAAGCTAATAATCCAAACGTAAGCGCCAGCAGCTCGTAAGGCAATTACAATTTGATCTTGGTTTGCATCAACCCTTTTAGCGTGTCTCATTCATTCGTTTTCTAAGGTTAACGGCGGCGGCTGATCCACGCCGTCTTTCTATGTCTGAGCAAACCTGTGACCACCATATTGATGCTTTGATTTTCCCAAGGTCTTTCACTTTCTTGCGGTATCTCTTCACCCACTCCCGAGCTTCCATCACCCTCATAGTCTCCAGTAAGTCTAAGCGCTGCAGTGGTGTCAACAAAGCTAAGTTGGTGTGTTTCTTTATGTTGGTCAAGGAGCTGGTTAGCCTGGTTACGGTCATTCATCAAAAATCCTCCTCAACATCATGCCAACTTTTTGCGGCTTTGATCTCAAGTTTTCCCCATTGATGCTTAGAACACTTAGGTTTTTCGCCCTCCATATGTACCGACCAACGGTTTGGGCAACCATGCACAGAGCACATGAGGCGCTGAATGTCATCAAACGCATCATCCTTTTGTTGGGTAAATTTAGTTATTGCCATGATATTTTCCCTCTACGATTTTTGCAAAATTGCTTGGTTTAATTAGCCACTCTAAATCGGCAACAAAAGCCCGACCATCTTTGCCATTAACTCTACCGGTCAAAAATCTTGATTTACCAACGGATTGAAAGAATTCAGCCCACCAATTAAGCACATGGCTTGTATCTATTGGCTTTTCTTGCGCTAGTTCTTCAGCAACCTCTCGCCATCTTTGCCGCAAATATCCCTGCCTTGTTGCATTCCAAACCTCAACCTTTCGTAAGGTCGGTAACCATTGGTGGTATAGCTCAATAACCCCTTTATGTTCGCATTCGGGTAATTTTTTAATCGGTACTGGATCAAGTTCACCGTTAGGTGGACATATATAGGTTTTCTCTGTCTCTCCCTCTGTCTCTCTCTCTCTCTCTCTCTCTGGGGTAGCAACTTGCTTGCTATCTGCTAGCGTCTTGCTAGCAACAAGAAAAAAACCTTTATCAATCAAAGGCCCAACACCGTGGTGATAATCTTTTTCCGATATGTGTAATCTAAACATAAGCTCATCTATTGAGCCATCAAAACTACCATTCTTGGATTCGGATGCTAGCAACCACATCAATGGTGCTATCGCCTTGCTAGCAAGCGGCAAGCTCATGTAAACCCTGTCGTTTAAAAGTTCACGGTGCAACTTTATCCACGGCGGCAGACGATTTTTATAATGCTGAAATACAGCCCAATTTTTGGGTATCAATAACATAAAAACCTTACTTCATCGGTCATCTTCACATGAGAAACATTGGCAGGACGGTGAAGAATCGTCTTTTCGGGAGCTACCCTAGCCACGTTTCAAAAAATCATAGCACAAACCACTCAGGGCGCAAGTCTCTAAGCTGGCGCATTCGCAGCTCGGGAACTTTTTTCCACAAGCACACTGCCGCCCTAGAAATCCTCAATATCCGAGCAAGCTCACTCTGTGAGCCTGCCAACT